GGTTCTTGGCCTCAACTAGGAATCAATGTTAATTGTCCATCCTCACTTTATAAGATATTTTCACAGATGAGGAACATAGAATCAATTAGCAAAGAATCTGAATTGAAGCAATCCTGGAAGATTAGAAGCAGAATGAATTCTCAGAAGGAAGAAGATAAGTTCAAAAAATACAAGTACAACTTCTCCTCAAAAGTGAATGGAGGTATTCACGAATTGAGAAAGTTGTACTCAATAACACCCCTATTCACAGAGGAGGAGACTATCAATCTGGCTCTGCAGGGAGTTCAAGCAAAGGTTTTGAGTGAGAATGAAGAGATAAGAAAGAAGGAAGCTGATTCCAAATGGTCTTTCCATCCTGACACAGACACCCAGGACATAGAACAATTTTGGAATAGAGAAGACAATTCCATAATAGACGAAGAATGGCTTCAATCTATAGAGAATGACAGTGTTAATTCATTTTTGAGAAATGAGAAAATGTCAGACCCTTTAAACTTGAAAGAAACACCTGATAGTTTAGAGCTGTTCTCCCATTTGCAAAGTTTCAATCTAGTCCAGCTGGGGGAGATGATATCTGACATTTGCATTGAAATTTCATCTGAATATAAGGTGCCCACAAAGCCAGGTGAATGGCTACTGAAACCATTGAGGAAGCACAAGGTCCTTTTGGCAATGGTGTGTACTGGAACTCATGTTTTCTTCTCTTTGGGCTTTGACAAGAGCAAATGCAAATCAATAGAAACTGGTAATGTTGGTGTAAAATTTTTTGAAACAGAGAACTATTTTTTGACAGAAACTGTTTCAATTTCAGAGGCCTATATAGAGCACTTTCTGAAATCGGGTCCTTATCTCACCATGATTGCAGCTCATCTTGTCCATTCTTTCAAGATCCCAATACTAACAGGAAGTTGGTTGTTTCACAAAGAATACTTTCAGACATTTAACTATTTGGCTCTTACATTTCTGAACAATAAAATAGATCATGAAGAGATGTTAACAAACTTGAGATTTTTGTACATGAAATTGTTCCAAGAAGTTGGTGGTAATGTGTTTGACTATGTGGATAGACTTCCCTCGGTTCTCAGGAGTCGTCTCTCTGTTTTTAGCTTGGGTAGAATATTAGAATTGATGAAATTTTATAGAAATGATAGAATCAGACGAAGAAAATCAAAGAATTTATCAGGTGTTGAGTGGGAATTCAAAAATTTGAGGTCCATCTATCATAATGGAAATGTGTCTTTGGAACAGTTAATAGATTCTTTCTATTACTCTTATGTGATCACAAAAAACAAGAGCTCAATGGGTGACCACACCTATCAAATTTTCTCAAAAGTGATGAAGGCTCAAATGCAAGGAGACAGAGACATAATATCAAAGGGTTTAACTGTTTGGGGCTTACTGGAGAAGCCAGAATTTCACAGGTGGGACTATGCATTTGAAAGACACAGCATAGAGGTTAGCATGGTAGCCATGAAAGATAAGCATGGTCCTGAAGTCTTATCCTCCATGAAGAAGTCCATATACCACACATTGTTAAGGCTAAGATTTAGTGATATATCAACTTTGAAGGCAAGCTCAAAGAACTATGAGGATGGTCAAAAGCTACCTGATTGGTCTGATGGAATGACAAGAGATGAATATCTCAGAGAGTTTAAGAAGTTGAATCCCAATCTGAATGGGAAAAGGCCTCGTGTGATAACCACTCTGTCTGAACTAATAACCTCTTATATTTCTATCACAAAAGACCAATTCCCCAATCCAGTTAAGTTGGCAATGTGGTGTCTCAAGGCTCTGCTTAAAAGAGGGTTCACCTTATCAGATCTATTCATCAAGGACCAGCACAATGGGGTGAGAGAGATTCATGTCATTGAAATCATGGCCAGAATGTGTCAGTATGTGACAGAACAAATTGCCAAGAAAATTTGTCAGTACTTCGACAATGATTCTGTTTGCTCACCAGATTCAAAGAGGAAGTTCTATTATGATCATGAAAAAGAAGCAGAAGCAAGTATAGGACAACATTCAACATATGGCAAGTCTGCAGACGCCTCCAAATGGTGTCAGAGAAATCATGTATCACAATTCTTCTTTGATATGTGCTATTTCACTCCACCAGAGATGCATGTGTTTCTTTATTGCATGTTCTTTGTTTGGACAAAGAAGAGGATAGCAGTCTCTCCTCAATTATTGGACAACCTAGACAGGAATAGATCCACATACACTACAAACAAAGACTACATTGAGATGAGAGAGGCTTTCTTAGAGGGAAAAAACCCTTTTTTGGAGAGGAGAGGTACCTTTGTTGAGGTTGGGTTTGGAATGTTCCAGGGTTTGTTTCATGATGCCTCTTGCTTGAAGCATGATATACAGCAAACTAGCTGGAAATACATGTCTAAAGAATTTCTAGATAAGGTGTTGGAAGTAAAAAATCACATAACACACATACAAGGAAGTGATGACTCTGGTGCTATGATTTCTATTCCTAGTAGCAACCCAGGAATGATCTTGATAGCAATAGGATTGCTCTGGTGGAAAGAGAGAATGTCTGAGTATTCTAGCATATGGACTAGTGTAGCTAAGTCTGCCATTGGAACCTTGAATATGATAGAATATAACTCTGACTGGTATTATAATGGGAGGAACATCAAACCTACTTTTAGATGGAACAGTGCTTGTCTGGAAACATCCCTAGTGGAAAGGCTTCCATCTAGAATGGAAATGTTCTACAATTCTTTATCACAGTCTCTTGAAACAGGGAGTTCAACTTTGCTCTGTTCTGTTATTCAATTGTGTCAAGCCAACTTACATTATAAACTTATGGGATTGGGATCACACATTCTATCTGCAGATGCATTTCTAGAATTATCAAGGACTAAACAGGTTTCTCTTGGATACTTTCCTTTAGAACTAGATCATGTATGTGGAGTTACTGGATTTGACTTTCAACTATACATGTTGAGTAGAAGAGGAGTGACTGTAAATAACTGGGAATTAGAACATCATTCAGAGACTGCATCCATAGAATATGACAACAGAATAGATAAGAGTATTAGGGAAAGTTTGAGATCATTTTGCATAAGGTTCTCAAACATTAAACATTATGAATCTGTTGTATCAAGCACTGGTCTTCCTAAGTTACAAGAATTGTTGAGTAAGTTAGAAGCAAATCCTGAATTGTTGTTCATTTCTCTCAACACTTGGGAACAGGAAGAGATAAAAATGGTCTTAGCTCTGGATAATCCAGGAGTGAAAGCCAGCTTATCTTCTTATCAACCAACAGCTCGTATGATGGCAGCTAGTGTTTACCTTTTAAACACACCATGCGTGACAGGTAGGACATCAACTGGGAACAGGGTAAAAAGATCACTTCTTAGTTGGTTGAGAACATCTTCCACTCCAATTAGACTTTCAGATGCCCTTGGTTCCACTAAATCACAGGATCAATGGTTCAGCAATCAAGACCAGTATGATGAATTCTGGACTTATCTACAAGGATTACGAGGAACTCTTTCTTATCAACCTGTTTCAATGAGAAGAAGTGCCAAGGTGGATGTCCTGATTTGGGGGAACTCTTCCGATGTCATGATCCCTCTCATGGATATGGTAAGACGAAAGTGGTTCAATGTTAGGTCTATTCATTGTAGTGAAACAGTTTTCTTGATGATGTGGGCTAGTTTAAAGATCAGATACCCTTTCCTGAGGGACACATACAAGGAAACTAGGGAAGATTTGGGACTTGAAGACATAACATTGTTCAGATTCATACAATCTGTAGCAGAAAAGACCAGAATAATCCATCTGCAGGACACCACAGGGAAGCAGAACAATGTTTGGAATATCACAACTAGATTGTTCTGGCCTGATACAAAGGTGAGAAGCTCATATGATTCTTCAGAGATGTCTATTAGAACTCTCAAGCATTCATTTCATTGCTTATTGTCTTATTATTTCATCAAGTCCTTTGCTTTGAATGAGGTCGTTTCTCTACTGAAAACTTCCAAAGAACTCTCAGGATCTTCTCTAGATGTGCCAAACCATATGCTGAGGCTCAAGATTTTCAGAATGTTTCTAGATGATGTGAATAGGTTGTCTTTAGTAGACCTTATAGAACAGAGCAAACTAGGAGTCATAGGTTATTTTAAGAAAAGGCAAGACTCCACGGAAAAGGGCTACAGAGGCTCTGGAGAATGGATTGGTCAAATTGGAGGAATAGACTGCATCATAAACATGATGGATAAAGAAATCATGTATGTGAAAATTAAAAGGCTCACTGATATCTCTGCACAGGGCAAGTCTCTAAAAATGCTAATCAGAGATTTTAAGTTGAGTTTTAGCGATGATCCTTTGAAGTCCAATAGCAATCTATATATTGATGCTTTAGGGAACATAATCCGTTCATCGACTAAGCCTCCCATGACATGTCCTTTGATAATA